ACTGTAACAGACGCGGACCACGGAGCATTGATTGGTGACTTTGTTACTATATCTAGTGTCAGTGGTGCAGTAGGTGGTTTAACACAAGCTAACTTACAAGGTGAGTTCGAAATATTAACTGTACCAAACTCTAATACATATACTATTGAAGCACCCGCTAATGCTTCTTCGTCCGCGACCGCCGAAACAGCAACAGCAACCTATCAAATAAATACAGGAGCAGCGGTAGCTCTCTTTGGTTATGGTTGGGGTGCGGGTACATGGAGTACAAACACATGGAATACATCAAGAGAAGGTTTGACAGGAGCAGACGGTGTTTTGCTACAATCATCAAAATGGGCACTGGATAACTGGGGTGAAGATGCATTAGCTTTACAGTTTGATGGTGGTTTATTTTATTGGAATACGTCAGCAGGATTATCAAGTAACTTAGCTTCTACAACAGAAGTAAGCGGTGCACCTACCAAATCACGGTTTATGTTGGTATCGGGTGATGATAGACACATTATTTGTTTTGGCACCGAAACAACAATAGGAACAACATCAACACAAGACAACATGTTTATACGTTGGTCTTCACAAGAATCAACTAGTGATTGGACACCAAGCGCAACAAACACAGCAGGTTCACACAGACTAACAGATGGAAATCAAATACAAACAGCAGTACGATCAAGAGGTGCCGTCATGGTATGGACAGATTCTGCCTTGTACTCAATGCAGTTTATTGGTGCACCTTTTACTTTTGGATTTAAACAAATAGGTTCCAATTGTGGCGCAGTAGGAATACACGCGGCAGTTGATGTATCTGGTACATCATTCTGGATGAGTGACGAGTCATTCTTTATGTTTGATGGTTCGGTGAAAAAGATACCTTGCACTGTACAAGATCATGTTTTTGATAATATCAATGCTAATGCAAAACAAGATGTGTTTTGTGCAGCAAATTCTGACTTTAATGAAGTCATGTGGTTTTATCCATCAAGTGGATCTGATCAAATAGATAGAGTGGTTATGTTTAACTACGCAGAAAACTTATGGTATGTTGGTACATTAGCAAGAAGTTCATGGGCAGACAGTGGTGTTTATCCTGTGCCTTATGCTGCTGAGTTTGATTCTACAGATACGACAGCTAGTATCTCTACAATCAATGGACTTAAAGCAGGTAGAACTTTTGTATACTTACATGAGACAGGTGTAAATGATGATGGCGCAGCTATGGCAAATCACATTGAGTCTGGCGATATAGATATTGCTGATGGTGATCAGTTTATGTCTATTGCAAGATTTATACCAGACTTTAAAGGTCAAACAGGCACGGTGGATATGACAATGAAGACAAGACCATTTCCAACAGCTACACAAAAAACACACGGTCCTTTTGAATTAACAACAAGCACAAATAAACAAGACACACGAATACGTGGTAGACAAATTGCTGTTCGAATATCAAGTGATGGTATTGATGACAAATGGCGATATGGTACACTTAGATTAGATATGAAACCAGACGGAATGAGAGGCGGCTAATGGCACTAGATCAATTAGTTGGTAATAGTCAAAATTTTATACCAATGAATCCGAATGATCCTGCATTGTTTCGTCGTCTTGATGGACCCGGACCGGGAATAGGAGGTCTTAGAAATAGGTTACGTGATCTTATTAGTGGACCGGGATATGGAGAACAATTACCTATGCCAATTGATGATAATAGGATTAGACCGGGTATTATAGATCAATTACCTTTCCCTCCGCGACGTGGACCTTTTCCACCAAATTTTATTGGTATACAACCACCAATGTTTGGTGGGCTACAACCAATGCCACAACCAGCTATGCCAGACTACTCTAGTCAGTTTGAAAAGTTCGGTGAACAACTAACAGGCTTTGGTGATCAAATGACCGGGTACCAAGATGCTCTTGGTAGTTTCAATGAACAAGTTGGTGGTATGGGCAAACAGTTTGAAACAATAAGTAATAGATTAGATAGTGTTGATAAAGGTTTAGGTAGCCTTGGTAATCAAATTGCTGGTCTTGAACAAGCACAATCGCAACAACAAGAAGTTGCACAACCACAACGACCTGCATTTAATCCATTCAATCCTTTTGGGTTTGGTGGTTTAGGGTCATTGTTCATGAGGAGATAGTATGTCACTAATTACAGTACCACGTCTACCAGACGCAACAGAAGAATACGACAAACATCAAATGTCACAAATGGTCCAAACATTAGAACAAATGATATTTGTTTTAAATAATACATATGTACCACAAACTCTTCGAGAAGAGGATGAAAGGGTAAGTTGGTTTTTATCGTAAATGGCTAATGTCTATACAAACTATAAAGCAAAGCTCTCTACTAATGAGCTGACTACTGTGTATACAGTACCAGCAGAGACGACAGCAATTGTTAAATCTATTCGTGTATCAAACGATGATGTTGAAAACAATTGTAATGTATCACTATACCTTGTAGATTCAAACAGTGTTAGTTATAGTTTAGAGATGGATAGAACAATTCAAGCTAAACGATCACAAGAACTTCTTGCAACCGGTAACATGGCGCAAGATACATCTGATAGCGCAGTGTCAGCACCTGCTCCACTTGTTGCAAAAGAATCAGAGATAATAAAAGCTCAAGCACAAAATGGCAATGACTTGAGTATAATCATTAGTGTACTAGAAATGTCTAGTACGTAAAGGAGACAACTATGAAAGTAACAAGAAGAGGCGACGACAAACCAGTTGCAAAGATGATGGGTGGTGGCATGATGTACAAAAAAGGTGGCACACCAAAGAAGAAAATGAAAAAGAAAAAGCTTGCTGCTATGTATGGCGATCCTAAAAAAATAACTAGAGGTGATATTATTACTGCCGCTAAAATGAAAAAGAAGAAGAAAAAGTAATGGGTAAACTTTGTGCAAGAGGTAAAGCGGCAGCTAAACGAAAGTTTGATGTTTATCCGTCAGCTTACGCAAACATGTACGCTTCTGCTGTTTGCTCTGGTAAAGTAACACCGGGTGGTAAAAAGAAAAAGAAAAAGATGGCTGGTGGTGGAGAAGTTTTAGACTTCAACAAAATATCACAAGACAGAAAAAGAGTTTCTAGTTACGCTCAAGGTGGCATTGCAAAAGGCTGTGGCGCTGTTATGCAAAAGAAACGTAAGAAGACAAAAAAATATTAATGGCAAAAAAAGGTCTAAGAGCTTGGGTCAAAGAAAAATGGGTAGACATTGGTGCACCCGACGGCAAAGGTGGTTATAAACCTTGTGGTCGAAGCAAAGGGGAGAAGCGTAAAGGCTATCCTAAATGTGTACCTTTAGCAAAAGCTAGATCCATGTCCAAGGGCCAAAAACGTTCTGCTGTAGCACGTAAGCGTGCGGCAGGGAACACGGGACCTAAACCAAAGAACGTCGCAACCTTTGCGAAGAAAAAGAAGAAGAGGGCATAATGGCTAAGACTCCAGCATGGCAACGTAAAGCAGGTAAAAGCAAATCGGGTGGATTAAACCGAAAAGGTGTTGCTTCTTATCGTGCCGCGAACCCCGGGTCAAAGTTAAAGACCGCAGTAACAACAAAGCCTTCTAAGTTGAAGAAAGGCTCAAAAGCTGCTAAAAGACGTAAATCATTTTGTGCACGAATGACAGGTATGAAGAAACGTCTAACGAGTGCAAAGACAGCAAGAGATCCAAATTCTAGGATAAATAAGTCTCTTAGAAAGTGGAATTGTTAATTAAGTATTGCAAAAGGATGGGAAAATGAGTATAAAAAAGGACGAAAACGTATTAGCAGGTAAGAAGACTCCAAATGTCTTACCGATTGAAACAAAAGTTAAAGTCACTAATGCGCAAACAGGTAAAGAATATGCTAGTGAAGACGACGCACAAGCTGACGTGAAAAATCCTGCAACTTCCACAGAAGAAAAAGATATCAAACGCGATGTCGCTATAACGGTGAATAGCCTAGACATATTCGGAGAGGTCATGAAGTAACATGCAGGGAATAGAACAATTAGAAAAATTTCAAGATTTTGTATCTGACATTGGTGGATTAGGCCGATTTGAAGATACGTATATAGTACACGCCGCTGAAGGCGAGACCGTTGTTCCAATGGAAGTATTGGACAAAAACCCAGTTTTAAAAAATAGATTATTTGAAACCATGCGTGACATGGGTATTCAACCGGAGAGATACGTTGTTGGTAGTGAGTTTAACTCAATTAACCCACTGACAGGGCAACCAGAATTCTTTTTGAAAAAAGTATTTAGAAGACTTAGAAAAGCAAAACAAGACATAGGTAGAAGACTTAGAAAGTTTGCTGCTGATAGTTCTGGTTATGTAGCTCCTATTGTAGGGGCAATGTACGGACCATTAGCTGGTTCTTTAGCAGGTGGCATACTTGGACAATACAAAAGAGAAAATCCGGGTGATAAAAACCAAGCATTAAAAATGGCAATCAGAGGTGGTATCTCTGGTTTAACATCTAACCTTGCTCAAGGACAAAACCTTTTAACAGGTACAGGAATGTCTGGCGGAACTATTGGTCAAGCAGGTGCTTTTAGAAATCCTGTAGATATAGGTAGAGAACAATTAGCTAGATTTGGTATTGGTAATAAAGAAGTTGCAAATGTAAATGTACCTAGTGATGTTCAAAGTGTTTCTTATGATCCTAGTCAAGATATGATGAATCAATATTATGGTGATGGAAGTATAAATTCAAATGTAATGAGAGCGGGTGGAGTAGATGGAATAGATTTACCAAACATAGGTACAGATCTGGGTACAGGAACAGGTCCTTTTGATAGTTACGTACAACAAGGATTAGATAGAGTTACACCATTACCAAAAGAAGGATTCTTTGAATCTTTTGGAATGGAAGGATCAAGAGCAGGCTTAAATCCTTTTAATATTTTAAAAAATCCAACGCCTAATCAAATTACAGAGATGGCAAACTATAAAAGATTAATAGAGGGCGGAACTGATCCAGCTACAGCATTATCAACAATTCAAGAAATGTTTAAATTAACACCGGCAAAAGCATCAGCTATAGCAGGTGCTGTTACTTATGGTGCTCAAATAATTGCAGATAGAATGGGTGGCGATGATGATGATGATGATGGGTCAAGTGCAGGCTACGAGATTAATCCAATACTAGAAGGAATATTTAGTGGTGGATCATCTGGAGATATATATTATGACTATCCTCCTGCATATGCTGCTGAAGGCGGTATTATGGATTTACAAAATGGAGGAGAGTCCAAGGGACCCGGAACAGGAACAAGTGATTCTATTCCGGCAATGCTAAGCGACGGAGAATTTGTCATGACGGCTAAAGCAGTCAGAGGTGCGGGCGGAGGCGACCGTCGCGAAGGCGCAAGAAAAATGTATCAGATGATGGATAACTTGGAGAGGAGTGCGTAATGGCAACAGATACTACGATTAGCAAAGTTGAGTACCCCTCATATATAACTGATCGTCAACAACAATTACTAAACGAACTATTCGGAACTACGGGATCACCGGGCGGCCTAATTGATAAAGGTTTGGATGTTCCGGGTAAAAAAGTAGCGGGACTACAACAGCCAACACTAGATGCTATTAGAATGGCACAACAAGGTATTGGTGCTTATGAACCTTTCTTACAAGGAGCAGGAGCCTCACAACAATCAGCACTTGCTACAACAAGAGCAGGACAAGAAGCACTTGCAAATATGCAGTTTGATCCAAATGCTATCAAGCAATACATGGATCCATATCAACAAGATGTTACAAACGAAGCATTAAAAGAAATTGATAGACAAGCAGCGATGCAAGAAAATCAATTAGCAGGTAAGGCAGCACAAGCGGGAGCATTTGGTGGAAGTAGATTTGGTTTACAACAATCAGAAATGGCACGTAATGCACAAGACCTAAGATCAAGACGTATCTTTGAAGATATGTCTCGTAACTATCAACAAGCACAAGCAGCAATGAATGCGGCTAATCAACAACGTGTACAACAAGCATCTGGCTTTGGACAACTTGGCAATATACAAAGTGGCATAGGTCAACGATTTGGACAGCTAGGACAACAAGCACAAAGTGGTTTGCAACAAGACATTAGCATGCTAACCGGTGTTGGTGGGTTAATGCAACAAAACCAACAACAAGGTTATGATACTGCATATGCTAATGAATTAAATAGAATACAAGAACCATTTAATCGTCTTTCATTTGGATCAAACATTTTAGCACAGCTTAGTCCATTTGGTGGAACACAAACGCAAACTATATCACCACTTGCTCAAAACAATCCGTTTGCAACAGCACTAGGAGCAGCAGGTCAAGCATACGGTTTGGGAAGTTTAATTAAACAGTAATGCCAGTATTACAAAGAAAACTTTTTAATCGTGGTGGTAGCGTGGCCCGTGGAACAGGGATCACGTCTGGTTTAGTGCCAGTACAAAAGTTTGCACCGGGTGGTGAGGTTACAGGCACAGGAGCACTTTTAGATTTTAATAATCAAGGAACAGGTCCAGTACCGGCAGGAAAAATACTTGACGGAGGTTCTCTTGTTAATAATCAAACATACACAACTCAAGTTCCAACTTTAGAAGAGTTAACAGAAAAAAATAGAGGCGTTGTTGAATCTATATATGGTCCAAGACCCGATAGATTATCAAAGTCTGAAATTTTAGCACCTTACATTTTAGATTTATCTAGTAGACTACTTGCAACGAAAACAAAAGAAAAAGGCATAAAAGGAACATTTGATGTTCTTAGTCAATCCTTTGCAGGAGCCGCTCCTACACTTAACAAAGCATTAGGCGTAAGGAGACAAGAAGATGCGGCAGAAAGAGCCGAACAAATTGAGATAGGTAAGACAGCTTTATCTCTAGCAACATCTGAACGTGATAAACTTTTTGATTCCGCTACTACTCTTGATTTACAAAATTTAAAAAACAATGCACCAAAAATTGGTGACACTAAGTTTCTTGTAAAACAAGGTGATCCAATGATGTCTAAAAACATCGTAGCAGCATATGAAACAGTTGAGACAATTAATGGTAAAAGAATAAAAACACTTAGAGACTTTAATGGTAATTTATTAACAGACGAGTATGTTGAGTACAAAGGTAATGAAAAACCAAAAGACTTCTCTGCTGTTAACATGAAATTTGATATTGTTAATGATGAAGGTCAAACTGTATCAACAGAGAGAAAAGTTGTTGGTAAGTTTGTTGAAGGAGCAGATGGACAGTGGTCTCCTGTTTACACATACATTGATGATAGGGGCAGAGAACAAGAAGTACCGGGTGACGCGGTTATTATAGGAAGAACGGGTGACGCGGCAAACATTGGTGAAGATAACGCTAACAGAAAAAAACTAGAAGAAATTCAAAACTATGAATATGCTGGTCAAAAATTCATTACACAATCAGCACAAATTATAGATATGATCAGAGCAAATCCAGCCGCTGCAACTGACTATGGTACTTTTGCTGCATTTGGAAATCGTGTAATTGCTGATGCTAAAGCATTTGCTACATTAGCAGGATATGAATTTGAAGTAGATGATGCAATGGTTGAGAATTGGCTTGATAGTGCCGGTATTGTTGATGCGGCTTTACGATCGGCTTACAAAGATATTGCGATTACTAGAGCGGTATTCGTGGAAGGCGGATCACGAGTCACGGATCAAGATGTAAGAAACCAATTAGATATTATTGGTGGACGATTAAAAGAACCAGAGGCAGCAATTGTTTTATTAGAAAACTTTATTAGAGAAACATCAAGAGACTTTAAATCAAAAGTAGATATATTCGGTAGAGGTAATGATTTGATAACTGGTGCAGATGGAATGTATGGTGATATTGGACTTGATTACTTGTTGCAAGGTCTTGATCTTGAATTTACAACTCCGGGTTTAACAGGAAACACAGGAAGTGGAACAGAAAAAACTACTGATGAAAATGTAGATAGTCAAATAGAATCATTAATAAAAGGTAAAACTAACTAATGGTTGAAAATAAAAAATTAGAAAACGAAACTAATGAAGAGAAGGTTCCTGAAACCGTTCAAAATGAGTTTATGTTGCAGCTTGAGGATGAAAGCAAACTTGCAGAACTTAAAAATAGTATTATAGAAAAGTATTATGGTGATAGCTTTAACACTGAATTATGGAAGTTTGGTCAAAGTCTTACAGTTGAACAATTAAATGATTTAGCAAAAGGTGAATTACAGGTATATGGTAGAGAGGGTGTATATCCTCAATTAACACAAGACCAAGCTATTCTTTACAAAGACTTTAGAGATGCTCAAAAAGTAAAAGCACAAAGAACGCCAGAACCACAATTTGATTATGACACAGGTGTTAAAAATAAATTACTTCGTTTTAATTTAGCTAATGCTGATACACAAAACGAAAAAGAATTAGTTTTAAACAGTGTTGTTGGAGAAGGTAACTGGGGAGTAGATAGAGCTGGAAAATATTATTTAAAAGAAGAAGGGTTAATTAACATTGGTGATGAAATACCTTTAGATGAGGGTAAAGTTGGAAGAATTATAGACGAAAAATCTCCTTTCTCTAAACAAGACTTTATTGAAATGTCTGCTTATGCACCACAATTTCTTGCCGCTATGGGCGCAGGTATGCGGTTTAGTGGTTATGGATTTATACCGGGAGTCGTAGCTTCTGGCGTTGCTGAAGTAGGAGGATATCTTACACAAGAACTTGCAGAATATTTACAAGGGTATTCAAACCAACCTTTTTTATTTGCTGAAGGAGACGATCAGTCAATGTTAGGAAGTGCCGCAATGAACTTTGCTTACGGTGCTGGTGGTGAAAGTTTTGTTCGTTTTTTAAGACCTCTTGGTCGTATGATTACAGATCCTCAATCCGGTATACTTGCTTTTAGAGCGAACGCACCTTTGACAAAGAAAAAAGCAGAGGCTTTAATAAATGGAAACACTGAAGAAATACTTTCTGCTTTTCCAGATTTAGAAACAAAATTAAAAGCTGTTTACAAAGATGTGCCCGCAGATCAATACGAAAGTTTACTACAAGCTTCTATAGCAGCAATAAAAATGAAAGTTTTAGGCGGAGATATATACAAACAACCTGCTCGTATAGGAAGTATTTTTGATGAAAAAGCTGGTTATCAAAGTGTTATTCGAGGTCCAGATGGTGAAATAATTCCTAATCCAAACGCAACTACTGGTAGTAGAATTCCTACAGAAAAGCAAATAACAGTACAGGATATTGTAACAGGAGATCCGAGTAAAGGAGTTCCGGGGGGAACACCATCAATAACGCAAGGAGCCGAAAGACCTATTTTAGGAAGATTACAAGCTGTTCTTGAAACAGTGTTTGGCAATAAACGTGATATGGTTAACAGAGTATTTTTAGATAAAAGCATGCTAGCTCTTCGTGCAGAAGCAGCAGGCATGGATGAAAAAACAATTTTTGATTATATAACAAGAAATTTACTTCCTAAAGATAGTCCTTTATATTTATCTGATGCAGCTTTTGGAAAAATAATTGCTGGAAAATTAGGATCAGAGAAAGTATTTTTAAACGATGCTATTGAGCATTCAAGCAGAGAAATAAATGGACAGTTAAATCTTGCTTTAAAAGAATTAGATAATTTAACAACATTTAATAAAGATAAATCAGATGAAATTTTAGAATCATTATCTGGATACAAAACAAAATACAATGTTAGAAGTGGATCATTGTTTAAAGCTATTGATGACAAAGCAGGTGTTGGAATTTTTGATGGGTCGGCATTAAAAAGAGCCGCTACAGAAATAGAATCTATACTTCCAACAAAACAAATTACAAAAGAAGTTCCTGCGGGACCAACAGGTGCAACAGTAACAACAACAGAAACAGTTATTAATGATACATTAGTTCCTCCTGTTATTGTTAAACTTCTTCGTGAATTAAAAGAGATGGATGTCAACATGACAGGAACTAATTTACAAGGAATTGAAAGCTTTATTAAATCCGTTATAAATGATCCAACTTTACTTAAAGGAATTGGTTTTGAAAATATAATGAAATTAAACAACACATTAGATGGTGTTTACAGTAGTGGTATAGCAAAAGCTGCTCACTTATCTCAAGGCGGTAAAGGTGAAATAGTAGATAATCTTACAAAAGTTTTAGAAATGAGAAATAATGTTGGTAAAAAAATAGCTAAAGTAAATGGAAAGTTACTTACAAAATTAGCTCAATCAGATGAAACAATAGATTTAGTTGATGCGGGATCTGTCTTTAATACGCTTGTTAAAACAAATGATTTTAAACAATTAAAAAATTTAATAAATGTAATGCCAGCAGAAAAAGCAGCTTTACTAAAAACAAATTTAAATAAAACTGTTTTAGCAGACATTATTCAAGGTTCAAAAGGAGTAAGCGGAGATGTTAATGTAACTAAGCTTCTTAACGGTTGGGAAAATATGTCTTCTCGAATGAAGACCGAATTATTTTCTATTGATGAACTTCAAAAAATAAACAGTTTAATGTTTCAAGTTAAAGGAATGTCTGGAACATTAGATAACGCAGTTTTAGAAGAAATTGTACAAAAAGGTGGCAACGAATGGGCAGAGACTCTTTCAAGTCATGTTGCTAAGAAATTAGAACTTGATAAATTTATGCAAACAAATTGGAAGAATGTATTAAGTAATCCCGATACCGTTCAATTTGAACAAGCAATTGATGCTATTTTTAAACCACAAAGTTCTAATCTTACAAGTCAAGTTTTAAAACATTTTGAAGGTAGTCCAGAAATTATTAATGCAATTAAAACAAAAGCAATGGAGAAAATACTTCGTGCTAGTATTGATGCAAGTGATAACTTTAATATTATATATAGTGGTGCTAATCTAAATAAAGCATTAGAAAAATATGGTGTCGCTAATTTAAATACTATGTTTGGCAAAGAATTAACAGGAGATTTATTTAGTTTTGCTAGATCTTTAAATTTAATATCACAAGGAAAAGGTAATAAAGGAGGACTTGTTGCGGCAAATTTAGCTTTGGCTCCTCTTAGAAAAGGTGTCGGTGCAATACCAGAAATTCTTACTTTAGGTTTAATTTCAAGAGCATTTGCAAGTAAAAATGTTCTTAAATATTTAGCATTAGGGTTACAGGGTAAAACAGGAAAAAATATTAAAAACGTTACAGAGAATTTTGTTAGAGCAAAAGCGGCTATAACAGCATCTGGTGCTCTTGAAGAAACTGCTGTTCAAGATGATCCAAAAGGTCCACGAGAATTTATTGAAGAAGGTGGAGCAATGGAATTAAAAGATGATATCATGACAATACCAGAAAGATTACCAGAGGATATTCCTTACGTTCCATTTGTTGAAAACAGAACAGGCACCATACCAGAAGGTTCACGAATGGTGAAAAACATGGCACCACCATTGGTAGATAGACCAGATACCGAAACACTTGGAAAAGAATTATTTAAAAATGATATTACATTCGCGGCACAAGGCGGAATTATGAACGCAAAAAAAGCATTTCAAAGGGTAGCATAATGGCAAATGGTATAGAAGATCTTTCATCAGTACCTGCTCCAAATCAATCTGTTATTGATACGGTAATAGATATAGCGGCACCATCTGTAACTAGAATAGCTAACGATTTAGGAATTCCTATTAATGATAGTGATACAAAAAGAATTGTAAAAGATGGAGTTGTAGGAGGTGATTCAAGAGTTGTTTTAGATATAGTAAATGAAAAACTTACTAACGTTCCAAACGAAGTAAAAGCACAGCTTGCTGGTGAATTAATTGCACAAGCTGGAATGTTAACCACTCCGGTTGGACAATTAAATGCACTTAATGCTACTTTACAAACAGGTGGCGATTTTATTCAAGAGGGTCTTGATTTTGCAAGCTCAAAACTTGACCCAGATAGTATGGGTGCTGATATATTAGGAACAACAAGTGATATTATAGAAGGTGGTCAAGGTATTTTTGGTGGTATGACTGGCGATGCGAATAGAGTTGTAGGTAATCTTGTTATTAATCCAGCAAATCAAATTGTAGGTTTTGCTGGTAGAAATATTATAGATCCTTTTGCTAATAGAATTAATCCTTTGCTTAACTTGTTTGGAAGAAGACAAATTCAACCTGTATTGAAACCAAAACCACCTGTACCTCAAAGTTTTATTGATAGACAAGAAGAAGAATCTAGACCAGTATTTACACCTCCTCCTGCTACATCAAATGAAGCAGAAGTCGACTATGGCGGAAGTGGCGGCGGAAGCGGCGGTAGTTATGGCGGTGGAGAAGACTTTAGACCTCCTAGTAGACCATCACGTCCCAGTGGACCAGATTTAAGATTTAGAGCAAATGGTGGCTTAGTAGCTGTATCAAGATATTTAAAAGGTAGATAATGGCTGAGTGGGAAAAAGAAATAGCTGAATTAAAGACGGATATAAAATACATTCGTGAAGATATAAGTATTATGCAAAAGCAAGTACGCGATTTAAACAAACACACGAACATGGGACTTGGAGGAATAAAAGTTTTATTATTGGTAGGCGCCGTTATTGGCGCTATATGGACAATTATGAAGATTATGAGTGGTATAAAGTAGTGCGAATACTTTTCATTGTCTTAACTTTTATTCTTGTTGTCAGTGCAATAACTAGCGCTAAAGGTGCTGATACAAATACAGTATCTAGTACGGTAGTGACTAATAATACACCACCTACAGCCAATGCACCAAGTGTCGTGGTTAACAATTCAGATATCTGTAAGACAGCGGCGTCGACCGCGGTCCAAACACAAATACTAGGTTTAGCGACCGGCGTAACTATCACAGATGAAAACTGTGAAAGGATAAAATTGTCACGGTCATTATATTCTATGGGTATGAAAGTTGCCGCGGTGTCAACATTATGTGCTGATTACCGTATTTTTGATAGTATGTGGATGGCAGGAACGTACTGTCCTTACATGGGTGCTATTGGTGAAGAAGCAAAGAAAGGTTGGGAAGAGAACCCGGACCTCGTGCCAAAAGGAAGTAGAGTCTTTGGTAAGATAGAGTTAACACAAGAAGATGTAAAGGAAATAAATAATGATCAATTTACAAAGTTTGTTATTGCGGCTATGGCTATGTATACCGGCGTCACTGTTCTCGGTATTCCTTTCATTTTCTAGTCAAGCACAAATAGATTGTTCAACAGATACAGTTGGACTATGTACTCCTACCATTGAAGAAATCATAGACGAAACTATTACAGAAACCATTGAGTATGAAGCTGATGGCTATACGGTAACAACAACAACTGAAACGACGACGACGACGACAACTATTGCTAATGAAGATAGTGGTGATATTCTTGACGGCGACAATGGCTATGTTGGCTCAAGTCAAGAAGGTGACATGGATTCGGATTGGGGAGGTCAAGGTCCTGCTAGTATGCCGTCTGGCACAGGATGTGGACAGTTAGGCACGGACAAATGTGCTTCTATAACAGGTAGTGATAGTAGTACCTCCACCATGGGTGTTGACGGTATGGGTACCACCTTTATTAACACCGTGGACATATCTGATCTCGATATAGAGTACGGTGGTAAAACTAACTATACAATTAAGGTAGACAAGCAAGACGAACAGGATCGTATCTACATGCACATTACCGGTAAAAATGGTAATACATCTGTCTTTAGCGGTACAGACATACTATCAGAATCTGGTGTAGCTAGTGGTTTTCAAGAATATGCTGGTGGTTTTGATTTTAGTGGTAAAATTACAACACTTATTATTGAAATTGGTGGCCGTGATATAAACTTGGCTATCGGACCACTCTTTGATGATGTGACAGTCAATATCTTATACAATACGATTAATACCATCGTACAAGAATCTATCACAAGTGTAGAGATGTGGGTAGCATATGGTGGTAGTACAGAGACAGAAGTTATCACGGTGGTAGAAAATATATTTGAACACAATGATATTATAGAAGCACCAGACGGTGATATGTACTTTGAGCCAGAGTTTGAAGAATCAGATATGGATGTATCATACGAAACTGTTGAAATAGAAATGGATTTTGAAATGGACTTCGAGATGGACTTTGA